AAACCTCTGCATGGGGGGTGGAACGATGTTTTCTAGGGGCTTACTTCGCGGAGCCCCAATTATCGCCCAACCCCACATCGATCTTGGATGGGATCTTCATGTCTGGAGCGCAGCTCTCCATTAAATCCTTGATCTCCGCCACCTGACCATCGCTCTCTATCGAAAAGCATAGCTCATCGTGAACAGTGAGCACGGGCCAATGACCATGGGTTATGCAATCATGCATCGCTTGCTTGGTCTGGTCTGCCGCGCTGGCTTGAATCAACCTGTTTAGCGCCTTGAACACGAACGCAACCTGGAAGTTATCGGGATTGTTTTCGCGCCAGTTCTCCGGGCGCTCCTCCATCGGTAGGCTCTGGATCTCCGCCCATTGCTCCTCAAGTTTCTCCGCATGAATTAGCGTCTTCTTTTCCCGGGAAAAGCCCTTGGGCTCTCGCATGGGGAAGCGACATTTTCGCCCCAGCAATGTCCGTATCTCAGAGCGTTTAGACGCGGCATCCATCACGGAGGAGGCTAAGGTCCGTATAAAGGGCACCTTCTCGTCATACTCGCGCCTTATCTCCTTGGCCTCTTCAAAGGGGATGTCCCCAAGGGTATGGGCCAGTTTGCCAATTCCCATCCCGTACATGGTCCCGAGATTAATTATTTTTGCTTGATAGCGATCCACATCCGCTATGTCCGCCATGATCTGGTGGAAATCCACATCGCTGTCTTGGTACTGCTGCACGATCTCTTGTACGCGCTCATTCTCCTTGGTGGCCGGGGCAACGGAAGCATAATGCATTAGCCATCGCGGTTCCTGGGAACTGTAGTCAAAACTCCCCCACTGGCATCCTTCTTCGGGCAGAAAGAGACCCCGAATGAGCTTTTTGATTTCTGGGTGGCGAGATGGAACTTGCTGTAAATTTGGATTGCTTGAGGAGAAACGCCCAGACACAGTTCCACCCTCATCGGAGCGCAACTGGTTAAACTGGCAATGGATACGGCCATTATGCTGATGGTTAAGAATCGTATCCACGAAGGTGGTATTTGCCTTGTTGTATTCCCGAAGCTCAAGGATTTTTCCAGCCACCGGATGATCATGGGTTTTCAGGAAGTGCTTGGTGAAACTGGGGGCGTTCGTCTTGTCTGTCCGCTGATACGATAGGCTCAAATTATCGAATGCTTTTGCCAGACTTTTGGCGTTCCACGGTTCTATATGAACTCCGGTCTCAGTATGCAAGTCCTCCAAGATCTTTTTTTCGCGGGACAGCAAATACACCTTCGTGCGCTCCGCTTTGTCCAGATCGACCCTAACCCCTCTCCGTCTCATCTCGAAAACAAGAGGCAGCAGAGACAGTTCCAGTTCCAAGATTTTCTGGCAATCCTCCTCCATTAGCCTTGAGTGCAGTACGTCCCATAATTTAAGGGTGAGGGCCGCGTCCCCTTCCGCGTACAGGGCCACCCTTTCCGCCGGCAACTTCCACATCTCAGCCTTGGCGTTGACGCCATGCTGGTCTGCGGCTCGGTTTAATTCCTCCTCCTTCTTCTTTTCGCCCAGGTAGGTTTTGCCCAAGGCGTTGAGCGAATAGCTGAAACGGTTCTCATCTAGGAGAGGGGCCGCAATCATGGTGTCGAGGATGGGTCCTTTGACCTCTATTCCCTCTGTCAGAAGCCAGCCGAGATCATAGGTGGCGTTGTGGAACACCACTGACATGCCGTGATTGAGTTGGTCTTGGAGCCAGCCGAGAACAATGCTCTTTGCCATGTTCCCTCCACCCTCGTGGGCAATCGGCAAATAGGCGTTCCAACCAGAAGCGGCAACGGCTACCCCTATAAGACGCCCATCCTCTCGGACCCACCCTGGTCCAAGGTCGAGCAACCGAGGATCCTTGGTCTCCACGTCCACGGCAATGATCTTCTCGCCCGATAAATCAGGCAAGTGCTCTGGTGGGAACCAGACTTTTTCATCGAATAAATCTTCACGCATCTGGCTGCCGTAATGATGCCCACAAGGCCGTATAGGCCGATGCGTCCACACCATCATCCTGGTTGGGTTCACCTAAGTCAGCCCGGGTAATCTTCACTAGGGCCATGCAGAAAGCTACCTCCGCAGCGGTTATGGGGCGGCTCAAGTAAGTGCCCCAGAGTTCCGCTATTCTTTTATGGACGGCAACATAATCACCATGCTGCCTCGCCCGCTCACCCGCGACAAGGATAGCGGCCTTCGTCAGAATTTCATCCGGTTTCATATGGCATAATGTCTCTTGGTGTGGGGGCACAAAACATGCACGGCCTGTTTGGCCCTGGTCAGAGCGACATAGAATACTCGATGCTCTGCGGCTGGATTTTTGGCGTATTCTCGATAGGCCGCATAAGAGAGATCTGGAATCACGACAACATTATCAGCCTCTCCCCCCTTCATGGAATGGATCGTACTCACCTTTATGCGGGGCTTCTTGACATTATCGCCTCTCACCAAGGCGTTAAGGATATAGTTTTTTGTCTCAAGGTCAATCTTTCCTAGGGCTATATGCCACCTCAGTGAGTTCTCCCGCTTCAGCCCCAGATTATCCTTGGCATATTGCATCGTATAGGACTCATGCTCATCCAGCGTGATAAGCTTCTTTGACCGTGGACCATTGCCCTTGGCGTAATCCTTCTCCACCGCCATAAAGGTATAGATATTCCTGATTTTTGAGGGCGCCAGCGAATGGCCCTTGCACCATTCCTCCCAATCCAGGATTGCTTCATATGTCTTGAGCGGAATACTGGGATGTCCGCGCCGGCTGTACACCCATCCCTCCTCCCGCAACTCCGCCGCATACTGCGATGCAATGTGATTAGTCCGCGCCATGACACACCATTCACCCTCACGAAACGGAATATCCCTAAAGCTCTGATGATACCGGAGACTACCCTCTTGCTCAGTTGGATACCATGTCTTGGGAGCGCGGGCATAAATCCGATTAACAATGGATTGCGCTTGCTCCCAAACAAGGATTGGTACTCGGTAGGATTGGTCAAGGACTGTTTTCTTCTCAGTGGCCCTCAGAAAAGCCCCGACATCAGCCCCCTGGAAATTCATTATGGCCTGATCGTCATCACCCGTGAAAACCTGTAGGTCAGGCTTCCTCCTCAATACATCGACCATGGACCATTGAAGGGTGGAGAGATCTTGAGCTTCGTCCACGAACAGGGCCTCGATATCAGGACAGATATCCATGAGAATGAACTTCTCAATCATATCGGTGAAATCAATCTTCTTGTAGGCTTTCTTGTAGTTGTTGTAGGTCTTTACCAGTCGCGTCAATTCGGCATAGTTAATGTTGTAATTCCCCTCTTGGCGGTACGCTGTCTCCAAATCCACTCCCTTGCTTCGAGCCAGATGGTAGAGGTGCATATATGTATCGCCCTGTGACACGCCCAAAATGTCCATGTCCGTTTCCCCGGCGATTTGTTTGGGGTCGAAAATGATTCCCGTCGCTTCCCCTATGGCTATTAAGTCCTTGGACCCCATGACATCGTCTGGGCGATATCCCCCAAATTTATAGGCCATGGAGTGCAGCGTCTGGAAGAAGGGCATATCGCGTTCATCAACGCCCCAATCTCGGCAGACACGATCTCGACTTTCCTTAGCCGCTTTACGGGTGAAAGAGACACAAGCTATCTTGTCCGGCGCTATACCGTCTTCGATGCAATTACGGATGCGATTGGAATTAGTCTGCGTCTTCCCCGTCCCTGGCGGGCCGAGAATTGTCTCGCACTGTTTAGTCACTAACAATCCTCCCCCGCCGCCGCGAACAAGAGTACCTTGTCACTGCTTTGCGCGGGCTCCTTCTCATAGGGGCATTGCGGTATGTTACACGGCATAGCCTTTGCGTGAGGGACATTGTTATACAAATTAATGTCACAATGCGGACAAGCACCCGTTATGTGCGGATGGCCCGACTTGCGAAAGGCTCCCTGCAAATCGCCACCAAAATACTCCCCTATTACCGAGCGAACCCAGACTTGGTGCTCTTTTGGTTCCATGCGCTGCGCGGGTTTGGCCAGACGCCGTAAAATTCGCTCGGCCATGTTCCTTCGTGCATGTTCCTTGGAACGCGCTTGACGCATGCCTTTAAGTTCACGCTCAAGCTCGCGTAGTCTTTTCTCCGCATCCCACAGTTTTTTCTCCGCATCCCACAGTCTTTTCTCCGGTGTCTCTTGCTCTGGGCTTTCATTGATCCGGCGCTCCAATCCCTCGCTGTTAAACTGATTCACTCGCCTTTCTCCCTTACGCCTTTCGCCCTTACGGGGGTCTTCCTCAAACCCCAAAAGCGCCAGCTTTCGTTGCCAGTCCCCCTTCAATCGCTTGGCCGCTGCCTTCGCCAACATATAGCTTCTCATTACACCCATGATCTTGCTCCTTATCAAAACGGTGGATCTTCTGGCTCAAAGGTTACTTCCGGTAAGTCCACTTCCTCACGGTTCATCTCTGGGATGTACCAAACGCGGACAGATCTCCATTGGTCGTTGTTTAGTTTCAACCGATAAACCGTATCGGCCTCCGCGTCGTCATTCAGTTCCTTGAGACGCTCGGTGATTTGGCCCCGCGTGTAATGCGCGAAACCATTACGCTGCAAAAATTCTTGCAGTGCACTGAGCTTGAAATATGTGCGCCCTTCCTCCGTCCAGGGTTTGCCCGTCAGCAGTTCCTCTGGACTGTGCGCTACGATCCGAGAAGTACAGAAAGCCTCCACTAGCTCAAAGAACAAACCTTTCAGCGTCAATTCTTCTGGTACTGTGATGCGCGTGGCATCCTCGAGAAGTGTGTCAATTAGATCGCGCCAGTCTGGGGCTTTCATCCTCGCTGGCATCTTGTACATCTGCTCCATGCATGCGCGTTGGAACTCTCCCTGCAACTGCAACTGCTTGGTGGATAATTCCAACCGCGAGCCGTCCACGTTCACAAACCATACGGGTGGTTCAGATTCGACAACGGTCAAGCCACCAATAACCGGATGCGAGTTATGGAAGCCTATGCCATGTCTCCGACTTCGACACAAAGACATGTTGCAGTGGCTGCTCAGAGGCTCTTGTTTACAGGTATAGGTGTAGCCCTTCTTCTCCAATTGACCTTGGAGAACGACCACCTCCCTCGCCGGCAACGGTGGTGTGCAATAGTCTTGGTTGTGCTTTTCAAGTTTCCTTTTCCAGTCGTCCGGTGCACACTTGCGGTAGTAAATGCCGATGTTCAGCAACGTCATGTTGCGCCCACCTTCCGGGATGCCAAACTCGGTCAGTTGCTGACAACAAGGTGGCCCCTCTGGCAGCACATCGGCACCAGAGCCAAGGGTTATCGCGAGGAGATCAGCCCCTGAGATGCGCGAGTTTTCCCCCAGATCCAAAAACTCATCCAGCGTCATGCCGTCGCCGTCATCTTTCAAGGCATACCGCGTGGTGTATTTTGCATTCTGGTAGGGGAGATTGATGAAGTTGCCCACGTCACCTCGATCCGCACGGACCTCCTCCTGCTTGGGGAATATCTCGCAAGTGCCCCAGCCCAAGGCTGACGCAAACTCGGCCAACCTATCGCGCACCTCCGCAGCGGCCACCTTTTCGGAAAGGAATAAGAACAGGTGAGCGCCGCCGCTTTTTGAGCGACAGGTGATAAGAGGGAGCTTGAACCTCTTGATCTTGGCCCGTAGGGCAATAAGGTCTAAACTGTAATCATCGATGTCCAAGACACCGAAACTACACCGGTTTGTCTCGTCAATGGGGATGGAGCCAACACCGAGATGCCCCTCAAGATGCCGCTGCACAAGGTCAACGGTCAGTGGTTCATGGACCACTTGGTATTTGGCTGGGGTTTTGCCATGGCGAGCCCTGTCCAGCACGGTTGTCTGACCATGCGCTCGACCATAGCCCTCAAAGAGGCCCAGAAATCTTTCTGCCGCTTGGTGCATAGGAAAAGGCCCTCCCAGCAAACCGGGAGGGCCGAGCCCTTACCTAGAACGGCACGTCTTGTGCGGAATCCTCCAGCACCATGTCAGAGGGCGGAGCCAACGAACGCACCTCCCCGCGCTTGATGCTCTGGTAGAAGTCTTTACATTCGTGGTAGGCCGCCAGAGATGGGATGGGGTCAGCCAAGGCAACCGACCAAGAAAACCAACTACCCTTATCGTTGCCGTCCTCGACCGAACGGAGCTTGTAGGAGTTGGCGAAACTCGGAAGGGTTGAACCATTGTGCTTCTGCATAGCAATCAAGGTGATCCACTTGCGTGATACCTTCAACTGCGTCTTTTTCATGTCCACGATGGCGCTCTCAAGAGTGCCGTCATCATGCACAATTTTGACATAGTGCTGCGCGGTGCGTACCAGCTCATTGCCACTCGGCAAAATCTCCATGCCGGCATCATCGCGAACAGCCTGAAGGGCATCTTCGCGGGATAATTCTCCAACGAACCCTCCCCCAGCCTTACGAGGGACAAACTCCAACATTTTCTGACAGAAATCCACTGGCACGACAGTGACACTGTCCGTCCATGTCTTACCTGTCACCGTGTTGAAAATCTGGCCCTGCTGGGCACCGGAGATGAAAGAGACATCACTTTTCTTGAGTTGTGGGCTCAACGCTTGAATCAGGCGCAGAAACGGAGTCTGCATGTTTTCCAAGCCAACGTGCTCCAAGCCCATCCCCGCGTCCGCCTCAAACTGAGAAGTTACCTCTGCTGGGAGGGTTCCGTTGCCGTTCTCTTTACGTGCCATTACTTTGCTCCTGTGATTTGCGCTCGTGTGCCGACATAGCCATTGAATATGTCCAGGTCGATGCCTTCTTGATCCTTGATCAGCTTTCTGAGGGTGGAAGACTCCACCCATGTCTTCGAGGCTACGGAAAATCCCTGCGCCTCGAGATCAGCTCTCAAGGCTGACGCTGCATTGTCCTCTTTGACGGCAAAAGACACTGAGACATCATGCTTGATGAAGTCGCCAGCGCCGATCTCGCGGAGATGCGCCAGAGCGGCGGCGTTTTCAGCGGGATCTTTCGGCATCGTGCCTGAACCGAAGCTATAAAGCGCCACGGTATGGCCGTCCACCTCCACCCTCTCAATTCCCATTTCCGTCATCAGCGCGGGAATTAAATCGTACAGGAGACGGTCACGCTCGACGCGCACAGCCTTGGCTGCGGCTTCTGCCTTTTGCAGATCCTTCTTGAGCGCAATGGATTCTCGGATGAAGCGGCTCAGATCTTTACCGCCCTCTGTGGTCACGGCGCTGAAAGCGTTAGCGTCAGCGTCTGCCTTGAGCTTTTCCCACACGTCTTGTGGAGTGTCGTTCCTCTTCATAGGCGTATCTCCTCGCCAGGGGTTGCATTGAGTTTCTTATAGCAGAAAAAAAGTGATTGTCAAATGGGAAAATCTGGAGTATGAATGGCAGATGATGGATTACAAGTATGAGACGAAGCCGTACCAGCACCAAGATGACGTGCTCCGCGCCTCGTGGGACCAGAAAAATTGGGCCTATTTCCTGGAGATGGGAACAGGCAAATCCAAAATCTGCATCGACAACGCTGCCGTGCTCTTCGAGCACGGCGAGATCGACACCTTTATTGTTCTCGCGCCCAAGGGCGTATACCGCAACTGGGCAGCCTTGGAACTCCCGGCCCATATGCCCAAGCGCGTCTTGGAGGGCGCCGCCTTGGAAATTTGGAACCCCAAGCCCACAAAGGCCGTGATGGCCGCTCTGGCAGCCCTCACAGTGCCGGCGGAAGCAGCCTTACGCATCCTGGTTATGAACATCGAGGCACTCAGCACTGCCAAAGGGCAACGCTTCCTTGCGCTCGTGCTGGA